ATCAGCACTAGCGTGTGCTTTTCCCCATGAGCTCATATTTGTTTCTCCCTATTCTTTTAAATAATTAATTAATTATTGTTATATAACTATACTATTTATAAGATTAGAAGCCTAGTCTTTTGAGTTGGGCGATAGTTTTTGATGTGTTTGTGTGATGTATTCCCTTACCACCTGCATTGATAAACTCTCTTACGTTTTTTTCGTAATCATCAATCAGAATAGAAGGATTACCTTTTCTAGCAAAGAGTTTCTTTTCTTTTCTTCTTACTAGATTTATCTTTGATCTGTTAGATATACCTGTATTTTTTCTTAACCATTGTGTTTTACCAGGTATACAATTAGGGTCATAAGACTCTTCTACGTATGCTGATAATATATGAGGATCAAATTTTGATAGGTAAGACCATAGTTGTCTGCCACCAGGCATCCAAGGTAGTGTTGACCAGAAATCTTTTTTTGCTTTGATGAGTGCCCACTTTTCTCTACTAGATGGTATGTTCATCCATTTGTTGATTGACATACCTGTGGTTCTTTGAGCACCTGTTTTAAAATCTGCAAGTACTCCATCCATGTCGCAATATATGATAGGTTTAGTCATAGTGTTTCCTTATACTATTATACTATCATATAATAGTGCTTTTGTCAATTGACAAAATGTCGCAACTAGATAGGTTTTGCTGATGGTTCAACGTCAATTACTGCAGCCTTTTGACCTGTTGCTGTCTTGCCATTGTCACCTAGTCTAATAAGTTTAGTTTCTTTTCTTAATGTACTAAAAGGTTTCTTTTCACCTTTTTTAGGATCAGCATATGCTTTATGTTTATCAGCGTTTTGTTTTTCGCCTTTGTCGTCTTGCGTTACAGCCTCACTTTTAGGTACACAATTAGGAACACGTTTGCCGCCCTTCATTTTGTAACCAACTTGTTTATGTGAATCCCAACATTCATCAGCAGGTAACCCACAAGGTTCAACTTCTTCACTTGTTGCTTTAGAGATTGCTTTTCTTCTCTTATGTAAAAACTTATCAGATGAATCTACATCGCCATCGTTGTCAATGTCTTTGTCTTTTCTATCATCAAACTTTTTCTTAACAGCGTCTTTGTTTACTGGATCTAATTTACTCTCAACAAGTTTACTTGCAAGGTCTTCTAGTGATCCTTTTTTAGTTTCAAAATATTTTTTCTCTACTGATAACTTTACGTCTGTTTCTGGTTTTGATATTGAAGGCTGTTCAGCAGCGATAGTATTGATCTTATCTTCTAAGCTACCTTTTCTAGTTTCAAAGTATTTCTTATCCATTATTTCTTACTCCCTCTTACTTGTTTTGCTAAATCTTTGTCAGCGCCACCCCACGTGCCCGAAGATTTAGTTACAAAACTATTTACTCTTGCCATAGCCCATTGTTGTGGTGTAGTACCTGGTCTATGACCACCTTTCCATGCAGCCATACCTCTATTATATACTTTCTTTAATACTGAATATGGCATACCTGTTTTCTTGGCTTTGTTTTGAACAGCAGTAATCTTTTCTATTAATGCTTTTGCTGGGTGTATTTTTTCTTCTTTTTTAGTTTTACTTCTAATTTGATCCATTTTCATTTGTATGTTCTCTATATCATTTTTAGTTATAGCAATAGGTGTCTTATCTTTAGGATCACCTACATCTAAATCTCGTAGTTTGGTTTGTAGTGCCATTTGACGTGTTCTTAATTTTGCAATGTTTTCAGCGTCTTTAGAGGCATCCTCTTTTTTTAGTATAGACTTTGCAATCTCATGGCCTTTTTCTATAGTCTTCTTATCTAAAGGTGGCTCATCATTATATTTTTTCTTTGCAACTGACATGCCTATTGCATAGGCGTCATCTTTGCCTTCTACTAATTTTGATAAATGAGGTATGTTTGCTTGTTTGATTGCTAATTGAGTAGGTATATCCATGTTCTTAATCATAGCTTTAACTGCAGGTGTAACATCACTTGCCTTTTTAGTCTGCCAAGTTTTTTTAATGTTTTGTATCTGCGTTGAGTTTAATTTACTCTTTAGATAATCACTTGCGTCCTCTTTAAACTTACCTCTTAATATGTCTTTTGTAATTTCTATTTCTTTGACACCATCTCTTTTTAATTGTGCCATTTTTTCTTGTGCTTTAGCAGCGTCTTTGTATGGTATAGCAAATCTTTTCTTGTTTAAAGGATCTCTATATCTAACGGTGTGCGATAAAGCAAACTCGTTAAGGTCTTCTTGTTGCCATGTTGCTCTATATCTTGTTACCATTTTTTACAACTCCAATATCTTGCTTTCCATTTAGGTCCTGGATTATCACAATTGTGTCTTGCTCTGAAGCTTTTTCTTCTTGCAGGATTATCTCTTTTGATCTCCATATTAGGATCACCAAACGATACTTTTACTACATTGCCTGATGGACCTTTTGTGTAAACATAAAACTTTTTAGAACCACCTCTAACAGGTTTGTTCAAAGTAACTTTTTTACCTTGATGTTCTGCTTCTGTAATCTGCGATGGGAAGATTCCCCACTCGTCTGCCTCTTCTTTCATAAAGTCTTTAAATGATAACTTAAAGCCTTCAGAAGCACCTAAATCTTTTCTCATTTCTGCTTTAGATTTATTGTACTTTCTTTGAAACTCCTCTGGATCCAAACCGCCTTCTTCCTTAGATTTAAGGTCTATTGCGATTTCTTTCATTCTTCCTTCTTGCATATTACTATTGGTGTCAATCACTTTATTGAACATTTTATTGTATGTTTCTTCAATTTTAGATTGCCACTCTTCCCCATATCTTTCCTTATATTTATTAATAGTTTCTTCTTTACTTGCCCATTCTTCTATATCTTTTAATTCAACTTTTTTATTATCTGTCATGCTTATGTCCTTACTTGCGTTAACATTGATTAAGTTATCACTATGTTTACTTGGCTTATAAGAACCACCTTGATACTTAGGATTGTAGTGTTTTTCACCTGGTGTTATTGAAGATGTATATTTTGCCCAATCATGTCCTATTTCATAGGCTTCTGGTATACCATCAGTATTAAATTCTGCACCTCTTTTTTCAGGTTCTTTTTCTGATTTAGTCTTCAATTCTCCATACATTTGTTTGAAACGTTTTGTATGTTTACTAGGTTTAGTTTTTGCTTTCTTATCAGCAGGCGATTGTACATAGGCAGATTTATCACTATCTGATTTCTTACCTTGTTTTTCTAAATGCTTATCGTGTGCTTTTTTATCTTTATCAGATAAACCTGCTACATATTTTTTAGGTTGATCCGTTTCTTTGTCATACGGATTCTTTCTTTTTTCCTTTAAGTTCATTGATCGTTCCTCTAATTTGACTGAATAGACAGGAGTTTCCATGATATTATATAGCCAACATTTGTGTAGGCTCATCTCCTCGTCTTCCAAGGTAACATAGTTTGTTCCTCGTCTTACAATGACACCAGTTATATTATTCTCCATATCATCAACTATATCTCCTACGTCATATAAATGCTCTGAAATATATTTGTCCCTTAATGTCATCTTGTCTAACTCCTCTTTTGTTGAGGCAGTTATAAATGGTTTAAATCTAAATGCACTATCAGCGTCAAACGAAGCTGCTAACATCATTCCTTTTCTTACATTTCTAAATAAGTCTTGTGCATTTTTTGAGTTAGCAAAACCAGACGGCAATCCTTTTTTGAAACTTGCAAAGTCTTTTGCTTTTGCAGCCGCTCTCATTTTACTAGCACTCATTCCCGTAGCACCTTCAGCGTCTGGATCTCTTTCTCCTGCTGAAGCTACAGATATACTATCAAAGTCATATAGACCATGACGGCTCTTAACGCCGTTATATTTTTTTAAGATAGTATCAAATTCTCTTACTCTATCACTACCTGCAACCATCGTTATGTTTGAGTAACCTCTTTTGTATAAATCAGTTACAATATCTAATATCATGTTTGATGGATTAAGTAGTATGTTTCTGCTATGTCTAGGAAACATTTGTTTCATTGTTGCTAATTTAATTCTAGCATTCAATGGGTTTTTAGATGTGTCTTCAGATTTACTTAAATAAATTCTGTAGTCATCTGTTCTTTGTTGTGCCACTTTGTTAATAAGTTTTTCGTGTCCTATTGTAGGTGGGTTAAAACGGCCAAAGGTAAATGCTATTGATCTACCCTTGGCCTCTTTTATTTTAGATAACGATTTTAGTTCGGCAGGTGTAATCTTGCCATCTTCCATAATCTCATTCAACTTTTTGAAAAATTTGAGATAATGATACTTTTCTAACATCTTATAAATCACATTTTTTGGAAGTCGGTTTTTCACACCAAACTTTCTAATCTCGTCTGGTGACATATCTTTACTAAAAGCGTCCTTTCGGTCGTTAATAGTCTTGTCGCCAATATCAATTAGAGTGTTAATAGAGTCTTTAATCTCAGCTAACTTTTTAGAAACTAAACTAGACAAGTTATCAATATCGGAGCTTGTCAAACCTTTTAGTTCTTCATAATCAATCATATCCCTTACGAGTTCACCTTTAACAACATCTATTTCAGAAACACGCTTCTGAAAATCCGTAACGTATTTTTCAGGTTCAAAGGTGCCAGGTTCTGGTTTTTTGATCCACTTGTTAGTGTCTATATCAAAAGTACCATCTGCCATGTCCCTTGCCTTATTAAATGTTACAGGATCTATTATGGAGAAGTAGTTGATAGGATGCTCTGTGCCTGGTATATTTTTACCATTTATCTGTCCTTGATATTCTCTAATCTCATCATGTACCTTTTCTTGTTCTGCTTTAGAACCAGGTATATCAAATAAGATATTAATATCTAGGTCGGCATCAGCCCTATATTGTTTTGTAAGTATTGAACCTATCAAGGTATACTTAACTACTTTACCAAATTTTTCAAATGACTTTATGCCATCTAATACTTGTTTTTTTACAGATGGCTTTAATACTGGATTAGGTGTATCTGCTTTATCAAATACTCCTCTTGCATAGTCTTTACGAGGTATGTCTATGATACTCTCACTAAAAGACTTTCTACTTAAATTAATTTTAGGATAAATTTCTTTTGCTAACTTAACACTTGCCTTGTGATCTGAAGGATAATGCCAACCTGCATATACTCTTCCCATACCACATTCATCAGCAGCGTCAATCAAGCCTTCTCTATGTTTAGGATACTTTTCAGCATAGTATTCACCAATCAATCTACTTTGTAAACTATGACCACTAGGATACGCTGGTGTTTTCATACTATCACTAACCAATGGCATACTATCAAATTTAATTTTCATTGAGTCTGCCAAGTGATATGGTCTTGCTCTTTCAAACTTGTTCTTAAATTTTCTAGCAATAGCTGCACCAGTTTCTGCAATCTTATCAGTATTCTTTTTATCTATTTCTAAATTGTTTTCTTTTAGATATTTTTCAATTGCATATTCTGATTTAGGATCGTGGTCTTTTACTGATTGTTCAATCGCTTTATTTCTTTGTTTGAACATACCTTGCATTGCTGTCATCTCAGCTTTTGTTGCTGAAGATGTATTTGTGCTAGGTTTAGGACAAGTCAACTCATCTATGTTGCCTGTAAAATTCTTAATAGGTTTTTCTTCTACCTTAGCGTGTCGTAAATTTTCTATGTCTGTAAAATCTTTAAATCTCATCTTTTACGAGCCTCTAATTCTTTTTTCATCCATTGTTTGGCCTTATAATTCTGTACTGGCGCTGTAATAAATCTTCTTACTAATTTGCCAATTCTGTTCATTGTAAGAGTGACTAACTCTAAATCAGATTTATTGTTATCTACTACAATAAATTTAGCCATACCAAATAGTCTTTGAAACTTACCAATATTGTTTTGTACACCTTCCCAACTTGACTTTGTAATATACTCTGGGATAGTTCTTTCACGTCTAGCGTTTCTTGCTAATGCAACTTCTAAACTTGTATTCACAAATACCATGTAACAATCATAACCAAGTTGTTGTAGCATGTTATGGTTTCTACTAATGACATCATAATCTCTACCTGTGCTGTCAATTACTAAACCAAGTCTGCCTTGTACATATTTATCTAATTGAGCGATAGCAGTTTGTTTTGCACGACCTCTAATTATATTTCTAAAATATTCTTCTTCGTCTGGCATATTTAAAGATAGGTTTGCTTTCTTTAAGTTTCTTTCAAATGTAGTATCTGAATTAACAACTTTTAAACCTGTACCTGCAAATGCTGATTGGGTTACAAATGATTTACCTGATCCAGGACCACCTGCTAGAAAGAACGCTTTGAATATACCTGGGTCATAAATGCCTTCAGATAAATGTTGTATAAAACTATTGACCGCCATTGTCTATCCTTCTTATAATTTCTTTTGCTGTTTCTTCAGGTGTACCACCCTCAGCAGTTACACTAATAAAGTTATCTTTTTTTCTAAAGTATTCTACAACAGGACCTGTTTCTTTTTTGTATAGTTCAATCCTGTTGTTTATAATTTCTTCGGTATCATCTGCTCTACCTCTTGCAAGTAATCTACGTAATACTTCTTCTCTACTTACATCTAAAAATACTGCATAATCATAACCTATTTCGTTCTTCTCCATGTCTTCAACTTGTTGCATATATCTAGGCCAACCATCTAATACATATCCTTTAGGTGACTTCTCAACTTTATCTTTAATTAACTCTAATACTATTTGATTAGGAACAAACTCACCTCTATCAATAATACTTTTTGCAATCTTACCTATTTCTGATCCTTTTTCTACTTCTTTTCTTAACATGCCACCTGGGTAAATGTGAGTTATATCATATTCTTTAACAAGGTATTCTGTATAAGTTGATTTACCTGAACCAGGTCCACCTAACATAACAATTCTTTTACGACCTATTTGTTCAAATATAAAATCTCTAAAACTTTTCATCCTTTTATCCAGTTCTTAGCAAGTGTAAAGTTAGCAGTACTAAACTCTAATCTATCTACTAGTTTTACTGCGTTGCCCATTCTATCTACAGCAACGTAGCCTTCAGGATTAGTTACTACAAATCCATTACCTTTTTGTAGAAACGTTCCCATTGATTTAATTTGATTCATTTTATTTACTAGAAAGTTTTTAACTCTTTGTAGTGTTATGTAACTAGCAATTGCAAAGTAAATATCATTATCGTTACTATCAATAAATCTTAAACCATCATTTCTTATTTGTTCGTATTTCTTTTTAGCGTTAGCAGTTTTTTTCTTTGACGCCTCATCATCTAATACTTGAGCATAATACTTTCTAAAATCTGCTTGTAATTTTCTGACATTCTGTATAGATTGTCCTGCTCTGATTTGTGTATTGAAAAATATTTTTAATCTCATACCTACTGACAACATATTAGTTTGTCTTTTTAATAATTCTAAAACTCTTTTACCTTTTGATATTGAACCCATCGCCATTCTCAACATACTATCATACTGAGCGCTTTCTGTTTCTGTAAATGTAGCAACACCAGATGAGTCTTTATAACTTGCGTCATCAAAAAATACTGCTGGCGTCTTTGCAAAACGATTTACATTGACGCCAAAACTTGCTTTGAGATTGGTCATCTTTCTGCCTGTGTAAGAAGTGTGAAAAATGATACCTAGTTTAGCTCTTTTGATTCTACGTGCAAGGTCAGTATTCTCTGGTACAGCGTATGTTATAGTGTTAGGTGTAAATGCGAGAGCATCCTCACCTCTTATAGATACGGACTTAATGTCGCCAGGTGTAAACAACAAGTCGCCTTGTACAACACCTTTGATACCTAATTTTGGTAATTCTTTTAAACATACAGATAGTTTATCTACTAAACCACCTGCGTGATTTTTTCTAATGTCTGATTGTGTGTAATTGATTTTAGGAGTTACGTTGAATACAGATTTTGATCCAACAAAAAATCTGCCGTTTTCAGGATTGATACCACAGAATACAGCAGGTGCACCATCCCATTTAACAGATACATTTAATTTTCTACGTGATGAACCTATTAGCATGTTTCTTATAGATTTAAGAAACTCTACAGCGTTGACACCACCTTGGTATCCGTTATTAATAATTTCGTCTTCTAAATGTTCTAAATGAGTGTTCTTTGCCTCATTTAAGTATTGTTTAAAACTATACATTTTTCTCCCACTATACCCATTATAACAAAAAATATCGCTCTTGTCAAGCAAAAAATATCAAATAATCCCATAATAAATCACTTCTTACTAGACTATTTATACTATTTTGCTATTACAAATTTACCTGATAGGGGAGTCCTTGATGTTATGTACTCAAACATCAATCTTAAAACTTTATTGCCTTCGTCTTTTTTATTGTCTTTGAAAAACTTTTTAAGTATTGGCATAACTTCGTTAATAACATATATGGCACTTATAGCGCCTCTTTCAAAATCAAATCTTGGTTTATCTTTTCTTAAATATTCTATCTTCTTTAATGCGTCAAAGTATTTTTGTTCACCTTTTTTATACTTGTCAAGTATTTGTTTTGCAACATCTGGATTTACAAAGTGTATAATTTCTGATAATACTTTCATAGAACCAATTGAACCACCTCTTGCCTCTGCCTTTGAAAATATAGCTTCTGCAACAAATCTTTTTGCACTAGGGTCGTGTCTTAATTTTATATCACCACCAGACTCTAATAGTATTCTCATATCTCTAGTATTACCTTTTGCAGGATACTTAACCTTCTTATATGGTTGCCAATCTGTTACACCTTTTATAGCAACTTTTTTGATATACTTTATTTCTTCTTTTCTATCAAAGTTTACCATTTGTAATATCGCTTCTTTTGTTGTCTTTTTAAGTGACAAAGGAAACAGATCACCACTATCTATTAGATCAGATGTAATGATGTTAAGATTTTGAAAAGTATAAATTTTTTCTTTTGCACCTTTTAGTTCTTCGTGTAGTGCCTTTTTAGCTTTATCTGTTGCAAGGTATATGTCTGCAGGATTCCATTTGTTCAGATTACCAAATTTAGTTTGTGATTTATAACCTGACTTATTTGCAATCTTAAATAACTTCTCTATAGTACCCATTATGTCTTGGTCACCTCTATAGTAGAATATGTCCTGAAAACCTCTTTGAGCAATTTTAAAATCAGGATCTATTTTAGTTATGTCGTTGATTAATTTTTTTGCAATCTGTAAAGATGATACGTACCATTTAGTATCTTTCTTTAAAAATAATTCTAATTCGTTTAATGCTACACCAGGTGTTTCAATATTTTTATGAGCTGCCTTTAAAGTAGCGTCTGTTATTTGATTTCTAAAATCTGTATAATCAGGATACTTTTTAGGGTCAAATAGTTGATTAGTTCTTTGAGCACCTATGTAATCTGCAATTGAACAAAACAATGCCTGTGATGATTCTGCTAGTGTTGTTAAGTCTGCCATTCTTCTTTCCTTATTTTTTCTTTACCAAAATCAAGGCAGGCCTTGATACATGCTTCTGGTAACCTTTCTGTAGTCTGTTTATCGTCTGCCTCTTTTAACATATCGTAAAACTCTACCCATTCTTTTTTATTTAAAATTTCTTTAATAGATTTATGTTCACTTATATTACTGACAGACAACAATTTTTTTATAGTAGGATCTTCTACTAAAAATGGAGTATCAATAAAACAACAAGGCATTAATTGATTTCTATTGTTAATAGCCATTTGTGTATCTGTAGTCATACATTTTGGATTAAATTTTTTCATAGTGTTTCTAATCTATATTCTTTACTAGGCATATAAGGATCGTCATCACCTCTCCATCTATGTGATTGCATTACCACAAAATGTAAACCTTTTTCTTTTGCCATAAATTTTGCTTGTTCAATATGTTCTTCGTTATATTTAAAAACTATGTATTGCCAACGAGGCGTCTTATTTAAATAATTTTTAGCTTCACACATTATATCAAACAATTTTTGACCATCCTGATTAACTCTATACTTATGACTTTCTTCAGGTAGTCCGTCTATACCAAATTGCCATCTAGCATTAGGGTTTGCCTCAAATGCTTTTATAAACCATGATTTAGGTTTACCTGTTGAAGCAGTTGCTATGTTAGTATGCACACCTTTATCATAACATAACTTTAAAATTTCTATAAAATGGGGATGATGTATTGGGTCTGATAGTTGACCACCAAAATTTATTGCTTTAAATATATCAGTTGCTTTTTCAATAGTATCTAAAGGTATATCCTCACCCCATACCTTTTCACCATGATCTCTAAAAAACTCTTGTCTTTGACATCTCGGACATTCTAAAGCACATCTATATGTCAAGTCAATGAGTACTCCGAAATCTTTTTCCTCATTATCTCTAACAAAAAATTGTTCTGATAATTTGGGATTCATACATATATTTATGTATGTCTATCTTCGGCCTCTACTTCTTGCTGGGGAATTGTAGTTTGTTTTACCTTTATCTGCGATTTTTTCTTCTTCACTTCTACAATCAAAAAAAGGTGGGAAACCAAAGACGCCAAATGTCTTATGTTTGTTTTGAAATTTTGTAAGTTTCTTTACATCTTCCTCAAAGAAAGATTCTTGTAACACTAACTTACTAGGCATTTCAACGCAACGCCATATGATTTCACCTTTTGACTTAACCATTTCTGTCTTGTAATAGATAGATGGTTTTCTTTTTCTTGTTGTTTTTTTCTTCATATGTTTAGTATTAATTTAGCTTCTTCACTTAACATATCTCTACTAAATGGTGGAGTATGTGTTAATATAATCTTTACATTACCCTCACCTGCTACACGTTCAGTAGCTTCTTTTATATCTTTGCTTATCTGATCTGCCATAGGGCAAAGCATAGAGGTTAGTGTGTGAGTAATTGTAACTTTATCTTCTTTTATATCAATGTCGTAAATCAGTCCTAAATTAAATACATCTACAGATGGCATTTCAGGATCATAAACTTTTTTAAGTTCTTCTATTATCTTATCTTTCATTATACTTTAAAATCTGAAAACTTATCATACACGTCCACAGATTGTGGGCCTGATGGTTTCTCAATCTTCTCCTTACTTTCTTGGTTACTATCTACAATCTGTTGAGCAGATTGTTCTACATCATACAATCTCATCTTGCTTCTATCTACACCAATTATAAATGCACGATTAACAGCAGGATCATTGTAACGATTCTTTAATTGTTTAACTTTAATTTGACCAAGTTCTTCAAGTTCATCATTTGAAATAAGAGCAAACATGAAGTCAGCAGTTGCAGGAAGACCAAAACTTTCTGAAGTATCTTCAAGCCCTACGTCACTTGATAGATAACCAGATCTGGTTGTTTGAGTAGCAGATACAATAGGTACATCATATTGTACTGCAAGTCCTCTTAATTCTTCAGCAATTGCTTTTACATAAAAGTATGAGGATATATTGCCACCTTTAAATCTACTACTAGAGCAAATGTTTAGATAGTCAATGAATACTATATCAGGTTTAAATGATTTCTTTAGGGCAAGTTCATCTATCAAAGATTTGAAATGACCAGCATGAGCAGCTGCCGTAGGATATTCTTTGATAATTAATTGACCATTAATTTTGTTTTGTAGTTTAGATGTTTTGTTATCGTATATTTCTTTTGGCATTTCATAGAGATCATCTATGGTTACATCTAATAAGTTAG